AAATCGGACCAATAATCTTTTCGCCAGAAGCAAGACCAGCGGCCATGCCTGTAATGGTGAAGGTTCCGGCCATCGGGGTTAAGCGACTTCGGTGGCGAGCGGAGCAACGGCCGTTTCAATGCCCTTGGCATCGGCGGCGACTTTTCCGGCCAAACCAGACACGCGCTTGATCTCGGCTTTGATGTCTTTAGTGCGAGCCTTGAGGTCGGCAAGTTCGTGTTCGGCCGCTGCGGCCGTCACTTCCTCGACGTGCTTCAATTCGGTCTCAAGTGCTGTCAGATAATTAGACATGGTTGGATCCTTTCAAGATCGATCGGGTGAGTTCGCGCAACGTCCAAGAAAAACAAGGAGGAAAAACTTGGGCGCTGCGCGCACCCACCCAAAGGTGGAATGCGCTACTGGCTTGATTAGAAGCCGGAAGGTGCAACAAGACCCGTTCCGTTGATCGCCGTGATGGCGGTCGCGTAACGAGATGCAAGTGCGACGTACTCGTAAGCACGGAAACGAACCGCAGCAGTCGAGGCGAGCACTTCTTTGAACACGTCAAAGCGAGGCTCTGACTCAAAGAAGATGGAGTCGTCTCCACGGCTGAAGATGATGGTGTCTTGGTTGGTACCAGCACCCACGTTGGTCGGGATTGAACCATCGAGGACAACAGGGACACCAAGGACCAGGTTCGCAACGTAGCCTTCAGCAGCAGGAGCGCCGTTGGTGGCTTGAGGGTTGTACGCACCCATGCTCGAAGGCACGATGAGCGGACGGTTGCTTGAGTCAAGACCAGCGGCGAGGTAGTAGTAACGACGCGGGTGCATGAAACAGGTCACGCCGTCTCCAACCTTACGGTTCTGAACCAACTGGCTCAGACCCTGGGCCAGTGGGCTCCAGAGCTTCGCTTGGGTTGGGGAAGCGTCGGTGTAGGTGACGGTGTTGATGCCGGAAACATTCAACAAACCAGTGATCTGGCCTGAGCTTCCCGTTCCATTCAGAGCGGCATTGTCGATCTGAAGGGCAAGATCAGCGGCCATATCCTGCATGAGGATTTCGTCAATGATCTGGTTGGGGGATTGCTCAAGCAGCTGGAGGCTGATGTCAACGTATCCACCAAGCGTCTGCACGGGGGCAGTCACATAGGTGTCGGCGATGTCACGGTTTGACAAAGCAGCGTTGTTCGCCGTTTGCGCACCGGTCAGGGTACCAGTTGTCAATTTTGGAATGTTGATGCTGTCGGTTCCAGCAGGCAACGGCACGTTGCGCAGGCTGTTCACGAAAGGACGGCCGAAACGCAGGAATGCGATCCAGTCATCGATCATGTAGATCGGGGGTACGAACGTACCACCGGTACCAACCGTGGTGTTTCCAGCACGACGTTCGAAGGCGTTAAGTTCGCCGGCACCAAGTGAGCGCATTTCGCTCTCTGCCTTGGCGGTGCGACTAGCAACACGCTTCGTTAATTCAACGTCCATTTCCTTGGCGTGGCGCTGCAAACGAGCGTCAGCCTCGGCGTCAATACCACCAAAGATTCCACGCGAAGAGGCGAGGTCCTTGAAGTATGAGTGACGGTAAGAACGGTCGTAAGTTAAAGGCTCTGACTTCACTTCAACGCTGCGAGATGCTTTCTCGGCTGCGAAGCGTGAACGAGCGATTGACTCGCGCAGTTCGATTTCTTTAGAGGCAGATGACATTTCCTCGTGGAGTTCAGAAGCGCGTGCTTCTTCCACTTCGGTCAGGTCACGAGCTTCTGCGGCGGCGCTGTCGAGAATGGCTTGCGCCTCGTCGGCCATGGCCGAACGCTTCTCAATCAACGTCTCCAGCAACGTGGGTGTTGCTTCAGACATAGTGATCTCCTAATGATCTAGTTGGTTTGGGTTTGCTTTCCCAGGTGTTCAAATCTGTGCGCCAGGTGGTGTCCAAACGGATCCGGCGTGGCGTCTTGTTTGAGCGGCGTGGGTTATCGCTTTGCTGCGACGGAACGCAACTGGACTAATGCCAGTCGGTTGCGTCGAGGCGCTGCGGCTTCGCCGTCATCGGAAGGCTGTGTGCCTTCATCGAGGGCGGCATCCTGATCTTCATCCGGGTTTTCAACACCCAGCATTTCGGACAGGAGAACTTGGCTCACATCGACCGCCGTATCGGCGATGGAAACGAGCTGTAAAACGGTGGAAAGACAAGCGGCGACATCTGGGTCAAGTGCTCGAGTTTCGTTGAACGTGGTGAGGGCTCGATATGCAGCGACAAGCTGCTCGGCAGTGACGCCAGCGTCAGCGAGGCGGTTACGCAGCGAAAGCGATCCGGCGGTGAAGGGGTTAGCCCCGAACTCCACGACCGAAACGTCGCCCTTGTTTAAGTTGACTTCCTGAATGCGGCGAGTCATGCCGTCGTCGGTCCAGTCCTGGCGTGTAACGCGGAATGCAAAAGACATTTCGTTGAGGTGGCCTGCTTCGATGGCTTGACGCATCAAGAGAACATCGGCACGCTCTGGGTTGACGCGGGCTTCGGTGTAGAGGCCGGTTGAGTCAGAGCTCAGCTGAAGGTCCCCAGCCGAAGTCTTGGCCATAGGCAAACCGTCGTGATTGACCTTGAACGAAACGTCAGGAGTTTCACGAAGGGTTTTTGTAAAGGCATCACGAGCAATTACTTCGGTGTAGTCACCCAATGCTGGGCTCCACATTTCGTAACCACGCTCAACCATTGATGCGTACCCGGTGAACGACAAAGACGTGCCGCCGGTGCCATTTGGGATTTCTCGCATCTCAAACGGAGTTACATCTTCGGCCTGTTGGCGGACGCAACGAGTTTCGGTAAGGCCACGCATCTGCTCTTGAAGAGCTGCACGAATGTTGGAATCAGGTGTGATGGTTTCCACAGGTATCTCCTAGTGAGCGTTCGGATTCGGGTTTACGGACGGTGCTTTTTGCACTGGGGTCTCGTCGCCCGGTTGGACATATGCGCCATTTTGGGCTGAGTTGAGCGGAGCCATTGGATTGTTGGCCCAATCTTCAAATTCGGGTGGCAAATCATCCATGCCTTCGTTGGCACGAACTTCCGCCGGCGTGATGACGCCGATGTTTCGGTAGACCTGGGCGACCTGGGCTCGAGTAAGCAAATCGGGTCGGAGGCGCTCGGAAAGGTCAAAGCGGGCTTCTTGGCCGATTGGCAAAAGAGACGAGACAGCGATCTCGTGACGACGAAGCCAACCCATAAGAGCGTTGGTGATAAACGAGCGTTCGACTTCTTCAATCCCGGTGGCCTGAGGCGAGCGGTCAACGGATCCGTAGAAGTGGGGAGGAATTCGATAAATCCCCGAAAGGATTTGTTGTTCGGAATATTGGCGGCCTTGTAAGAACTGAGCGTCCTGCGGTGTGACCGTTAACGGCACCCATTCGACGCCGCCTGACAAGACCGCCGGAAGGTGAGCCGATCCGACGCCTTGGTGGCTGGCCATCCATTGTTGAGCAAGTTGACGAGCTTGATCGTCGTCAAGGTCGCCGGGGACTCGAAGAAGTCCACCCGGCTGTGCAGAATTTCCAAAAAAAGCACCGTAGAAATTGTCGGCGCTCATGGCGTTCGAGAACGGCGTGCGCAAAACTTCAATCGGGCTTAATCCGACTGGCGAGCCTGGCATCGAATAACCTCGAACGTGGTACACGTCATCAAGGTCAAGAATGTCACCGTTCATCTGGTATTGGAGGCGACCGGCTTGAGAGTCGCGTCGGATAGAAACGCGATCAGGATGAACGGGCATCACCTGTCGAGCGAAACCCTTGGCATCGCGTTCGATGATGATCCCGTAGGCGTTTCCTCGAAGTCCGAGGCTGAACTGCATTTGAGTAATCCAGTCGAGTTGACTCATCTCAACAAATGGATTTTGGACTAGGGCCGAAGGTGCCATTTCCTTGCGCATACCCATTGTCGTCGTGCGGTATTGGCGCAGCGGCAAGGTGGCGATTGCGTCAGCAAGAATCGAGTTTGCAGTGTAAACCGCAGCGATCGACAGAGCGCCGGTTTCGGTTACTGGACCTCCAGCGCCGCCGAAAGCAAGTTGGCCGTTCGTTGGTGGCACCCAGTTGCCCCAGGGCTGATATGGGTTTGATGCTCGAACTTCACGATCCCTGTATGAACTTATTAAGCCCTTCATTCGCTTTTACCAATCCCAAATGAGTCGCTTAGGAATTCACCAGCTGCGAAGAGTCCAAGTCCGGCGGCGATGACGCCAGCAGGAACGTAAATCAAGCCAACGCCAACGGCGACAGCGAGCAGACCAAGAATCTGAAGCGCCTTTAGCATCGGTGGATAACCTTTCGATCAAGTCAACAGCGAGCCCATCGAAAATATCTTCGGGGCCGCCGGAGCAGAAATTGTTGAGAGTTCATCAAAGGCCATAACCGCAGCGACGATTAGGTCGATTTTGCGTGCTGAGCTCTTTGACTCTTTGACCAATCGAGTACCGCGGCTGTCGGTTCGTGCGTAGACGTTTGCCAAGTGACGATCAAGACGTGGATCGCCGGCGTGGGTGAACCCTTGGCTGACTGCGCCTTCGTAGAACCGCTGAGTTGCCGGACCCATCCGACTCATTGATTGAGGCACCCGAAGGATCGGGATACCTTCGTCGGTAAGTTCTTCGCCCTCGGATTGCCAAAGGTAATCATCCCAAGCAACCGAAAGAACTTTGAAGCGTTTGCAGGTTTCTCGAATTTTGTCGAGCACCTGAGCTCGGGGCACGGTCCAATCGGGTTGGTCAAGTGGGCGTTCCCACAATCCAATGACTTCGAGATGGGGCACATCTTCTACACTGAACGCCACGAGGGCTGTTGAGTCAAGTGTTCGAGAACCATCGAATCCAAGCACCACCGTCTGGCGGTCCTCGATCGTGCGATCGGGACTTACTAGCGACTCCCAGGCGCCATCTGGCAGCCAAGTAGAGCCTGAAGCAGTGACCTGGTTGAGGTAAAACCGGCGTGCGATTGTCTCTGGTGTGACCGGATCTGCGATTTCATCGGCCAGGCGATCAACGTCTAGCCAGAAGGAATCTCCCCGAGTAGCAATTAACGCGGCCTTGACGGCCACTCGATCGTTCAAATCGGGAGTTTCTGGTGCTTCGACTGAGTCGTAATAAACACCGGCGATTTGTCCGTCACTCTTGCGCCAGGCCTCGAAGGTATCTTCGGCCACAGATCCTTCGCCGGGAAGGTGTGCGTTGGTGATTTCCATAACGCGAGCGGAACCATCACGAGATTTGGCGAGGTTTCGGCGAATGGCCTCTGCCATCGCTTTACCATCGTTATTGTGAAGCCAATGATGCGTTTCGTTGGCGATCACCAGCGTGGGTCGTCCGCCTTCAAGAGCACGCGGGCTTGAGGTCACGGCTTCTAACCGGCCAGTGCCTCGGGCATAAATAATCTCTTTACCAAGGTCGATTCGGTATTCCGTTTTCGCCTCTTCGGTAAAGAGTCCGGGAAACAGCGTCATCGTGTTTCGGGTTTGATCCCGACTCACAGCTGCAACTTGGATCCACGGAGAAGGGTGTTGGATGGCGATCGGTTCTCCAACGTCTGACCAGCCACCGAAACGGCAAGGGCCGCAAAGCTCAATCGCTGCGATCGACGCCAGAAAGGGATCCTTGCCCCAGCCTTTCAGCCGTCGCAGAACACCTCGACGATGCAGGAACTTGCCTTCGGCGTCAATTTCGTACCAGCGCAAAAGGATGCGAACCTGCTCGGGCGTGTAGTGCCACGGCTCACCAGCGGTGGGGCCGTCGGGTTGCTTTAGGTAATCACTGGCCCAGGCCAAAGCCGACCAGCCCAGCGTTCGATTGTCGGCAGGCACAACATCGGGCCACGTCCGAATTGGGTTAACCGTCTGCTCCTGCGGCACGTCGATATTCCTCCATCAGCGTCACGCTGGGCGGAGTTTCTGGCTCGGTTCGATCGAGCTCTATCCGCAAGCGACGCCGGTCGCCCTCTGTGGCACCGAGATTGGTTAATGCTGAAATAATCGAAGCGAACATCTGGCCGCTCATTCGAGTGTCTTTCAAGTTGCGGCTCGTTGCCTCGCAGACATAGCGAGCAACTGCGATGTCGCTTGATTCGTAGAACTGGGCCATGCCCGAGTTCTTGAGACCTAGGTAAAGATCGACGGCAAGGGGATGCCAGTCGGCATCGGGATCTGGCCAAGCGAAATCGCCGGCCGAAGTGCCAGTGCCTTTCGTCAGCTGCGCACCAGCGGGTTTATTGCGTCGTCGACGTTCCTCAGATCGCTTGGGAACTGGTCCAGGCATTAGCAAACCTCCGAACCCGTCGACCTTAAAACCCGTACACGTTTTTTTTCGACTGGGCGGTCATGAATCGCCTTCAAGCGCAAGGTAGACCCCCGCCCCCTTAGGTAGATCTGAAAAGAGTGGCCGTGCGGCTGGAAAAATTGGCAACAACACTGACTATGGTTGTTGGCGCCACAGAAATTGCCGACCCCTGGGGCCGACGGCGCTTACTTGTCTTGCTTGCTTGAGTTGCAAGAGCGACAGGCGGCGACAAGATTGGTCGGGTCGTCGGATCCACCTTGCCATTTGGGTTTGATGTGATCGACCGTGTCGGCACGCTCGCCGCAGTATCTACAAACGAACGAATCCCTGGCCAGTATTTTCCGGCTTAGGGTTTGCCAAGAGTATCCGTAACCTCGAGCCGTGGTCGTTGAGCAATCATCACAACGCGAGCCATGAAAGATAATCAACTTGCATCCCAGGCATCGTCTCGCAAGTGCCACGAATTACCGCCCAAAATAAGGAAAGTTGCGACTCGACGCAGAGCACACAACCTAATGAAAACAGTACCACATAGTGGTTACACGCGTGTAGTTATGGTTGCGCGACCGGAGATGCCACCACAGGCGTCGACGTTCGTTTGCGTTCGTACTTCTTCGCTTCACGGCCAGCGCCCAGATCAGTGACGATCCGCCGCCATTTGGCATCGTGGCTTGTGCCACCACGAATGCAGTGGGCTACCTCATGTAGCAAGAGATGACTTGGGTTACCTGAAGCGGTGAGGATTGAGCCAGCGATACAGATCCATCCTCGCCACTGGTCGTCCTCGTGAACGTGTGCATGAGCCTCGACATCACGCCACTCGAGCGGATCCTCAGCTGATACGCACCCATCATTGACGTAGACCCCCCAGACAGATTCATGGGTGATCCCGAAGGCACCTGGGCGATAAGGTCCGGGTTCAATTTTCGGCCTCTGGGGCTTCGACGATTTCGTCAAACAGGGTGATGCGGTTCCGATTCCAGGTGCATCGATGCTGGACGATGCTGGGAAGTGCACGCTGGCGTAAAGAGCATTTAGGACATTCATACAGCCTCATCCTTGATCTCGGCATTACTGCGCCTCATCGGCGATCTCTGCTTGAAGTTGTGCCTTGCGTGCCGTCTCAAACCGCACACGATCGCTCACACCGGCCTTCTTTGATCGATGCCATGCGGCATAGCAAGCGGGGCAATAGTTGGCTCTCAGCCGATCGTTGCCAATGCCGGTGATGCTTGATGAGCAGCAGCCACATTCGGCCAACGAGGTCTCTCGGCCTCGCTTCTCTTCAGCTGTCGTCTTGAATACCAGAAGAGCTCTGTAGGCGTGCTGGACCGAAGTGTGCGCGTCCTCGAGCGCCTTAGCCGCAGTCTCCGCAGATACCTGGCGGTGGTCATAATTTGGCTTGGTCGAAAGCCGACGGACAACCGCCAAGAGGGTCGGGTCGGCGTCACCAGATCCACCGGATCCAGATCCACCACTTGGCCAGCCATCGATGCCGCTGGGTATCTTGGCAACCCGATCAAGCTCTTCAAGGGTGTTGTCGCCAAAATAGGCAAACAGTCGGTTCATGTTCTCCAGTTGCTTAGCCATCCGTCGGCGAGATACGCGAAACTTACTCATTTGACCGACCAGATGATGAGCGAGATCGAAGCGGAAACTGAGAACAGCCCGAGAGCCAAGCCCGCAAACATCACGAAGATGGATTTTGCGTTGATAACGGAGATCTCGGCTTTTGAATATCCGTTATTTGTATCAAACTCAATTTCGCTTCGTTCTTGAATCCGCTCATAGCCGGAATCGCCCAGCAGCGTTCTGCCTAAGCCGTCATAGATGCCAGGAGCACCGTCGGGGTGTAATCGTTCGCTCATTTCAGGATCCTTTCGATCGTGCCGTCCAGCCAGTCGCTGGGCCGCCAAACATGAACTTCAACGCCTTCAATGATTTCCAACAGATAAAGAACTTGGCGCTGCTCAAGGCGGAGTTTTCCGCTTTGGGTTTTAAGTTCAGCGAATAACAGCCGTTTTTCTTTGAGCATCAAAAGATCCGGCATTCCCCTGGCGGTGGCCATCCGGCTGTCGGGAATCGAATAGACGAAATCCCAACCCATCACCTTGGCTAGATCCCTAATGTTCTTTTGCAGCTCTTTCTCTGCCATCGATTTGGCAGCGATGTTCCGCGTAATTGCAGTCATCAAAAACTTCCAACCGTGGTTGCCGACGACGTGCACCGCGTACATCGTTTGACGGCGGTAGGCCCACAGGTCTGATCGTGCTCATCTTTTAAAATCCAGCCGTTGCCATCACAAGATGCGCATTTTCCGTCACCTGTCCAGATCTTTGATTCCTTCCGCGTAACTTTCATCGACTGAGCAAATTCCATCGGCTGGGGCCGGTATTTGTACGCCCCACTTCGAGCCATCTTCTCGACCACCTGAATCGCCTCGGGTGAGTCCAATGCCAAAAGACGCAGCTGCTTCTTGAACGCGTGACGCTCGAGCTCAGTCATCGAAGGTTGCGGCCAATACCCCAAGATGCAATTCAAGGTTTTTTGGATTTGCACTTCATCCATCTCAACTTCTCCGATCCTTTTGTGGTCGATTTCTACTAACGCGTAAGTTGTGGTGTTGGTAAAAAAAGGATTTATTTTTCCTTGTAGTAATTCATTAGGTGTATGTGTATGTGTATGTGTATGTGTCTCTGGTTCTGTTACATGGGCGTTACATGTCCGTCGTTGTAACGCTGGTGTAACGCCGTTACAGGAACCTCATGAAGTCGGCTCGTGGCAGCGTTTCCGCTTCGCCAATTTGCGACTCTTTCCCTTGTTTTCCTGCGCTTTTCCTGCACTTGGTCCCTCGACGCCTGGTGCTCGTGATAGTCGTGGATGTGGTAGCCACCCTCGCCTTCATGGAGCAGATTTGCCGCCACCAAGGCAGCAATTTGGCGCGAGATTGCACGCTTTTCCCCGGAAATTAACCGCGATATGGCAGCAAAAGGGATGAATCCGTCCGTTATATTGCGTCCTGCGTAGCAGATTGCGCACACATAGAGCCACGCCGCAGCGGGTCCAACTTCCAAGATTTTTGGATTCTCGGGCATCAAGTCGTCGATCTTCACCCACGTCATTTGTAGCCCCCAGCCATCAGTTGGGCGAGGTAATTCTCACGGTCCGATTCGCACTGTTTGAGCAGTTTGATTTTTTGCTCGAGTTTCGCCTCGACCTCCGCCAACCTCACGAGCAGCTCATCGGGAGACAACATTTCGCTGCGACTGACGGCGGGCCTTTCGATTTTGGGAATGGAACCCTTCGGTAGGCGCTCGGACCTTGCTATGGCGTCGATGTAGTCCTCGGGAATCATGGCTGAATCCGATCAAGGTCGTCAATGGAGTCCCTGAGGTTCTTTACGGCTGCACACCACTCGTCGTATTCGACAAATGTTCCATCTGAGCGTTCGTCGAGAATTAACTCTCTGCGAGCCATCTCGGCGACGGTCTGGAGCGCCGCGTACTCCAGGGCCGAGACGCACAACATCTCAGCGGAGTTCCCCGCATCCCAAGAGACTCGAGCACGTCCAATCTGCGTAGCGTGCCAGCCTGGGTGATTCTCCTTCAGCTCACAGCGACCGGCTTCTTGAAAGCCAAACTGGTAGCCGGATTTGCACCTGGGTAGCCCCTCTATGGTGGCCACGTCCATCATCATTTCTCTTCCCCCTTTGATTGATTTTCAATGTTCTCCAGCCGCTTCCTATGGCGTGCGCGCTCAGCGAGGTACGTCTCCCTCTCAAGTTTCCTGGCGTGACGATTCGAGCCGCCCGGCGTGCGCTTCACGCTTGTTCCCTTTCTGATGACTTGGCCTTCTTTTTTTCCTGCCACTTATCCACCATTTGTTCGTGAATCGAAGAGCGGCATGGCTCGCAAGGTTTTTCGCCATCTCGGTAATGCTTCATGCGTCTCGCGGGCGTGCCGTGGGGCATCTTGTCGACCAGGTACTCATCGATGTTTCGAAAATTTGGGTTGTCCTTCTTTCCGCGCTTTCTGCGGATCCGACGGCGCTCGGCTTCGTTCGTTCCGCCCCAGATGCCCAGTTCGTTGTGTTTGATCGCCGATTCCAAACACTCTTCTTTTACAGGGCATCGTTCACAGATGTCTTTTGCCGACTGCTCCCACGCGGCCACATCGTTCCCTGCGGGTTCATAAAAGAAAAAGGCTGTGTTCATTTCGGCGCATGCGGCCTTCGACTTCCACTCTGGTGTCATCAGCATGACGCTTCCTTAATGACGCCGACTCGACGACAAGGGATGCAGCGCACGTTGAGCGTGAAGCTTGTGACATAGACCTCATGTGGGGTTTTTCGGTCACATCGAGGGCAAGACTTGAGAACATGCTCGCCATGCTTGAGGTTGGCTTCTCTAAAAAGGTTCTTCGCCATCAGCCCACCCCTGCACTCGCTCCTGTGCTTCTTCTGACTTGGCTGTGATCTCTTGAAGGTGCTCGATGATGGCCGAGGCATCTCGCTTTGAGATTTGTTCAAGGTGAGGAACATCCCGGCCCAAGATGTCTTGAATCGCATCTCGCTTTTCGCCTCCTGTGGAGTAGCCAGCGTCCTTCAATAAAACGTGGATGAACTTCAGCTGCTTCTCTGAGACCTCAGATCCACCGTTCGATGTGAATTGGGTTGGGGCTTCTTCAACGATCTCCGCGTCAAACACCTCGGCGATTTCCTCGGCGCTGATAAGTGCACTCTCGTTCTCATTACTGGTCTCAAGATTTGCAGTCACGGTCTTGGCCGGAGCAAACCGTGGTCGCTCAGGCGACGTTTCAACTACCGACTGCATCTCTTCGGGGCCGTAGGACGCGGCCATCAGGACATCAGCAAAGAGTCGTCGACCCAGCTGTGAAACCGCCCTGGCCCACAACATATCTTTCGGGTACTTCTTATAAGTCACCGAGCCTGCCAAGCCTGCGAGTTTGGCGTCATCCATTGANAAGGTCGAAACCATCTCGTCGCCAGTGTCTCCGCGTTTACCCTTTACGGTTGCCTTTTCGGCGCTGATATCGCCACTGATCGAATGACCGGCCTGGCGGATAAGTGCCACCATGCCTTGAGCATCAAGCGTGGGTTTTCCGTTGATAACGACGATGCGTTGCAGCGAAGTCATCGGACTCATTCCCATCTCGACCCCATACAGCATCGCGATAGCGGCGTCGGTCGGTTTGTTCTTATACGCGGCTGGCATTAGCGCGCTCGAGGCGACGCGTTCTGCTAATGCAAAACACGCCTCCGGTGTATAGACCTCTATGTCACTCATATTCATTCCCCTCTGTTGTTTGGTTTGTTATTTCGGCCTGTCCCGGCATTACTCGCTCTGCGGCGTCTCGAAGATCCATGCAAAGTCGGATTGAGCCCGTATCGGTAAATGCTGGGTGCGCTGCATCAAAAATCGAATAGTCAGGCTTTCCGCCCAGCGGTCGCAACTCTTTGATCGTCTTGTCGCCTCGAACCATCAGATCGGCCATGCGGTCGTGAGCTGTCAAAAGCAGCTCTCGCAGTTCGATCGGATCCATTCCAGAGACAACGGCGCTCATCGCTTGGTCCGTTCGTACTCATCACTTACCGATTTGATGCGACCATCAAGCAGTAGGGCGTTGGGATCAACAGATGTTTCAGTTCCTGCGATATCTCGTGCCGCGTAAAACAGATCAATGAGTGAGTCATAAAGCGCCACCGGTATCGTTTTGGTACCAGTTGGTCGTGCGCGCTCAATGAGGTCTCGAAGGTCATCCATTTGCCTGGCGGTCAATCGAATGGCGATGCCACTTCCGGCGACTTGCACTCCGTACTCGTCGACTCCCACAAAGTCCTTCGGGATCGTCATCAAGGTCAGCGTCGAAGCGGTCTTGCGCACCGCGTACTGGTCAAAGCGCCCACTCATTGTGATGTCCATTCAGCGACATCTCGATGGCACTGAGCCATCTGGCTTGGCACATAGCGCCCAGTTTTCTTGATGAGCTGTGCTCGAGCGGCCTGGCGAAATACTGCACCCATCGCCGACTCTTCGTGAGGCTTCTCAATGTTCTCTTCGTCCAGTCGACGCCATACGTCGTGACTGGTGAACGTGACCTGCATTCGGCGCACATGGTCAAGAGCGATAAGCGCGTCGGTTTTCCAAGAAACCTCCGCGTTTTTATCAACCCGATCAATAGCCTCTTCACGATTAATCAGTGCTTCACGCGCTGAATATGTGAACAAGTCGTTTTCTAATAGGTCATTTGTCATATTCATCCCTCGTTTCTTCCTAAATAAATGCCGGCCACAATGAGTGCCAGCAAGGTCACGACGACAACCGCTCCGGCCCAAGTCACTGAACGCACCCATCTCCCGCCCATGGCGAAGTGCCCTCAGCGTCAAACAAAGCCACAAAGGCGTTGTCTTGGTTGGCCGCTGATATGTCGTCGATGTTTCCGCCGTAAAGGCCATTGGCGGTCGCCCAGGTTTCGGGCATGAATTGATATGCGCCTCCACCGTCGCCGGTGCCAGCGGGAAAGCCCCAGGAGTATCCGGCCCAACCGTTTTCGTGTTGGCGAACGCAAGCGGCAAATGCTTGAATCGGCGCCGAGGCGTTGGTTAGGTTGTCCACTCCTGATGAAAACGGAATGGGTATCGGTGCCGCGTTAATAGTCGCTGGCGGTGATGCGATATGTGGCATCGGCGGCACATAGGCGACATAGGGACGTAACTCAGGGTGTCGCTGAAGGCCTGGCAGGAGATCCAAATTGTGCATCATCGTTTCAGTGCGTGGTGCTGAATCTCCGAACACACTGCTGGGTGCCGTGACGGCCAATGCAGTGACGAGTGTGGCAGCTGCGACCCGCGCCATCACATAACCTCAATTTTCGTTTGCTCCCACCTCTTCATGGATGCGACTGCGTCGCTGAGGTGCTGACATTCCCGGCGAGTTTGTGCTTCCTCAAGCACATATAGAGCCAGGCCGACAACCACGGCGAAGCCAAATGCTCCGAGTGTGGTGCCGATGATGGTGGCGTAGTCGATCGAAGCAGTAATGCTCGTCGTTGCCATTTCCAGTGAAGCCACAACGACGAAGGCTGATGCAGCGCACCAGAGCCCCAATCGAAGAAGCCGGTCTATCTTGGTCATCTCATCCTCCTTGTTGTCTGTCGATGGTCAAGAGCTCGCGGCCGGCGGCTGGGTCAAGATCGAGGCCGCCAGGCCGCGTATCTGCATCGGGGGACAAGGGGAGTACCCGAGCAGACGATTGAGGATTCGAGAACACCGAGGCCATGGACTCCGCGTTGATGTACCAGCGCCGACACAAACGAACGCCAGGCAGAGCACCGGTCTTGAGGTAGCGCCTAACGGTCTCTTCGCTCACACCCAGATAAACGGCGGCTTCATCGACGGTCAAGATCTGTGGGAGTTCTTCCTTTTTGGCCATGACTCCACGATGACACCATCTGTCATCTGTAGTCAAGTACCTTCGATTATCCCTATAAATAAAGGACTAATGAGGGTTGGTACTACACAAGACGACAGATGCCGACTTGGAGATAGCGTTAAATGGGTGTACGTTCGAAGGCGCAGGGCGGTCGGCTAGCACAAAGATGTATGGAGGGAGGACCATATGCAAAATGGAAAGAATGTCCAGGAGTTGGCATTGGTCCTGAAGCGAGTCCGTGAGCAACGCAAGTTGATGCAGCTTGATGTGGCCCAATTGCTTGGCGTGACCCCGACGACCTATAACCGCTGGGAGAAGGGCTTGATGGATCCCGAGCCCGATCGAGAGCTTTATAAGAAACTGATGGCGTTTCTCAAGATGACGCCAAGCAACTTTAACGAAATGATTGTGGAGACCAGGCTGAACGTAAAAGAACGTCGCCAGCAGATCTAGACCGCCTTACGCTCGTCGGCGTCGGTCATTGAAAGAAGCACCTCAATGAGGTGGATCATTTTGTCGGCGTCCTTAGTGAAACCTTCGGCGTACCATTCGGCAGCAAGATTCTCGGCGTAGGTAAGGAAGTTCAAATCCCC